AATTTGCTGGTGACCGTTACATTTATCGTTATAGTTTTGAAACTTACAACTTTTTGGATCGTGTCGGCAGGTGTTGCAGGATTTTAGCATTTAAATAACCACTTCCAAAAGTTAAACTTTACTTTTACTTTAGGCTCATCGCCCATTTCATTTGCTGTATAGGAATAGTGTTGTTTCATAATAGCTGTATTTCTTGTTTAACTTCTTGCCAATATATTACATAAGGACTTAATTCATCAAAATAATATAAACTAGCGTCTAATATCTCATCAACTGCTATTAATGCACATTGTTTGGCTTGTTCATAATCACATATTCCATCAATCCATAAGTGATAAGCATATTTTTCTACTAACTCTTTTGCTTTCTCTTTTGCTGTTTTCATAATTAACTTGCTTTTCTAATTAAATAATCTTTTAACCAAATCATCTTTGGTCTTATAAATTCGTATGCTAACCATATTAAAATGTATTTCATAGTCCTTGTTCTTTTAAATATAAATCAATTAATACTTTAGTCTTTTCTAAATCTTCAATAAACTGCCCTTTTTTTCTACAACGCACAATTCTTTTAATTAAATCGAATTCATAACTGTTTAATTTCTGCTCATCACAAAACTTATAAATACTTCCGTTTGAATTGTCGTAATGCTCTGGCTTGTTTACTATTTCGTTTATTGTATCTGATATTTTCATTTTACAAATTTATTAAATTATTGTATTACTTTTACTTTAAGTTGTTGTTTATAATGGTTTTAAATTGGATAAATAACTCCTTTAGTATTGTGGATACAAAAAGCTATTTTACCAAGTTTTATAAGTTCATCTATTCTATATTTTTGCATTGCTTTAATTGTATCATTGCCCTCTTTGCATTCAATCCATGTATCTATTTCATTTTGTTTCATACAAAGTAAATCAGGAAAACCGCTATCAGATAATTTAATAATATTTAAAACAGTCCAACCGTTTTTTTTATATTGATTTATTATTTTACTTTGAAATTTGCTCATTTTTGTATGTTTTTATAAGTGTTTCCATCTTTTAAAATTTATAATATCAGAAATCAATCCTCTACTAACATTATATTTTTCAGCTAAAATATATTTTTTCGTAGTAGTATCTTTTCTGATATTTAAAATATCAGCCTCTGTTAATTTTGAAGCCCCTTGTTTTTCTCCTGCTGGCGGAATGATTAAGTTATTATTTATAGCGTGTATAATATTTTCTTTAGCCGTACACCATTCTAAATTTTCAACTCTATTGTCGTGTTTTATTCCATTAATATGATTTACCTGGGGTTTGTTTTTAGTATTATCTAAAAATGAATTAGCAACCAACCTATGAATAAAAAAATACTTAAAAACACCTTTATTATATAAATCTATTCTAACATAGCCACTTTTGTTAGGTTTTATAGTTCTTAATTTATTATTTCTTTTTACATTACCATAATTTGAAACTTCATAATTTTCAAATCCTTTAATACTTTTCCAAACTTCCATATAATTAAAAACCCACAAATCAAAAGGTCGTAGTCTTTATCATTGTGGGAATTTTATAATGTTTTTATTACGGCTACGACTCCGATAAAACAAATATACAAAATTATTTTAATTTATTATACATTGCTAATGTAAAATTTTTTTTATTTGTTACAGTTAAATAAATTTTTTCACTTAAAGAACCTTTACCAAATATAAAATAAACATCACTTTCTTTTCTATCAATAGTCGTCATTCTATCTCTGCTTTGTATAAAATGCGTTCCTGAAAAAGAAAAATTATAATAAACTAAAGCCTCTGCTTTACTTAAATTAACTCCCATACTTGAGCTATATTGTTGCCCAATATAATTTTTATCTGTTGTATTAAATTCGTTTAAATCAGTTGTATAATTGTCTTTAAAAACTTCCTTTAATAAATCTAATTCCGCTTTGTAATAATAAAAAATAGCTATTTTTTTACCTTTAAACTTTTCTTTTATAAACTCAGCTTTACTATAATCTAATATTTTAGTATTCATACTATCAAAAATAATAGTTCCATTTTCTAATTGATGAATTTTTTGCATCATTTTAGCTCCGCTGTCAGCCATTATAATTTCCTCTTTGCCTTTAATAAAATTGTCTTTTTTTAATTTTTTTATTAAATTTTCACATAACACAGGAAAATAAATAATATTTTCTTTTATGAAATTATTAAAATTTGCATCTTCTTGTGTAAATTTATGTACTAACTTATCGATTTTTATTTTTATCAATTCATCTTTAGCTTTTGAATAATCATTACTTTGTCCGTATGTAGTATAAATTAAATTAGGATTTACATAATCTTTAGCAAATTTATAAAAATTAACATATTCTTTAAATGGACTATTTCTACTTATCCAAAATTGGTGATACCATTGGGAATAACTTTCACTTGATGGCGTACCAGATAAGTAAATTAACTTAGTATTAAAAAACATTTGCTTTAATAATTTTGTTCTAATGCTAGGTTTTGGAAAAGCTCCAATACTATGAGCTTCATCTAATATCACTAAATCATAGTTTCCTTTGATTTTATGCAAACTTTCGTAATTAGTAACCTCTAACTCATAATTAAAATTTAAAGCCTTGTAATCGCTTAAAATGGATTGTATCGCTTTTTTCTTTGTTAGGAATAAAACTGATTTTGCATTTACATTGTTTGCAATTTGCAAACTTGTTAGAGTTTTACCTGTTCTTTGAGTATGTTGTAAATATACTAAGCCGTATTTATTTAATATTTCAGTACATTCTAAAGCGTTATTTATTTGATATTTTCTTAATTCCATAGTATTTATATTTTAAACCATTTTAAACCAATTTTAAACCAATTTTAAACCAAAAAACGTCTGTATCCTTTACTATAATTGACTTTAAACCTTTTAAACCATTTTAAACCACAAAATAAAATTATTTTTTTTTATTTTTTTTATTTTAATTTTTACTTTAAACCTAGTTTAAAAGTTTAAAATGGTTTAAAACTCAATGTTTATAAGGGATACAGCTTTAAACCTAGTTTAAACTGGTTTAAAATCTTTAATGTATTTGTATATCATTTGTACTGAAACTCCTAAACTTTCTGAAATTTCTTTTTTATTTAAGTCAGGATTTTTTTTGTACAACTCTGTAAACTGCTCTTTTGTAGTTTTGTTTTTATTTGTATTTATGATAGTTTTTATCTCATTAGTTTCAATAGAATTTATCTTTATTTTTTTAGCCATAGCAATAAAATATTTACTTAATTTTTCAGCAGATAAAATAGCCTCCTTTGAAATTACTAAAGCATTTTCTTTTTGTGTTTCATCAAAGAAACTATTAAAAGCATTTATCAATAATGCAAATCTAGGTAAATAAGATTTTTGTTTAGGTAACATCGATTTCATGTATTCGTTTTCATCATCTGAATTTTGAATACTTGTATATTCATTAAATACCCTTATCCATTCTTTTTTACTTTCGTTTGGTATAATTGCGATTTTAGGCTTAATATCCCCATCTTCATCAAATTCTACTACCTTGTGCTTTATCGTTTCATAAAATGAAATTAAACTATCATTATACCATTGTATTGTTTCATAGTTCATTTCTTTATCGTTCCAAACTTCAATACTTAAATCAGGATAACTTAATAGCATCCTATCCATAAATCCGTTATCTTTATTATCTTCGGTATAAAAAGCATTTAAAACGCTTGGCTGTATGCCTCCTAAAACTGAAACTAAAGGTTTATCTACAAAAGAACTTTTGGCAGTTTTTCTATTTAAAGAAATTGCTTTACCGCTCCAAGTACTAAGCCAAAATTCTAAATCTGAACCCTCCCGATATTTATTCATATCTTTAAACCATCCTGCTAATTCATCTTTAAAAACTCCAATACTATTTTTATTTTCTTGGTGCAACTCAACAAGTGCTTCAATAGTAATATCGTTGGCAATAAACTGTTTTTTTATAGGCTTATGTATTTCTTCATGATCTTTTTTATCTTTTACACTAAGTTTGTCGTAAGCATCAAATTTTTCAGATTGTTTAATATAATTTTTAATTTCTTTATTATTTGCAGAAAGTAAAGGTTTAATAATATTATGAATAGATGGAGTTTTACCTAACCCAGCTTTACCAACAACAGCTAACCAAATAGTGGCAGTTTCATTCCACCCTTTTTTAACTTCTATTTGTATAGAGTTACCAATTACAACAGATATTAACCAAAGCATAGAACAACCCATATAATCGATTGAACTATCTAAAGTTTCATTACATTCTAAAATATAAGACTGAATAGATTTTGGAAAAATTTCAATAGGGAAAACTAAATCATCTTTGTTAATTTTTGGCAATTCTCGTTTTTCGATTTCTATTTCTTTTTTAACAACTCTAGTTCCAAAACCAAGTTTATAAATTTCTGAGGCACTTTCTGAATAATTACCATGATGAAATTTAAAAGTATAGGCAATGAATGGAGTAATTAATTTTTCATGTGGGTATATTGTGCCTGTTGAAAACAAATACATACA